TGCGTCACTCGATGATCTTGTCAGGGAAACACACGAGGAACTTACAACAAGCGGCGAAATGGCGAAGCTCGGAGAAGAGTTTTCAAACGGGTTGGAATATCCCGGAGATCAGGGCGGAGATGCCGCTGAGGTAATCAACTGTCGATGTAGTCTGTTGCCTGTAATAAAGAAATAATTAACGGAGGAATCATGAAGCCCGGAATGTTAGTAACAAAAAGAGCTGCATTAAATGACGCATACCCTGATCTCGGGCAAAGGTTCCCCGAACTGGATATCTCGAAATATCTTGACGAACATGGAATCAAAGCCGATGACGCAGAGTTTATCCAGAAGGGCTTGGTAGCAAGCGACATGAAGTTTGAAGACGGCGAGAGAGCCGTTATCGCAACGATTACGACGACCACAAAGGACAGGGACAACGAGATAGTTGACCCTGCCGGGGCAGTGCTGACAGAGTACAATAAAAACAAGGTCGTGCTGTTCGGTCACGATCACCGGAGTCTGCCGATAGGAAAGAATCTTTGGATTAAGTTGAGTCCAGACAAGAAATCTTTGATTGCCAAGACGGAATATACGAACGAGACACAGAATCCAATCGGCAACCAAATATACGAATATCGCAAGGGCGGCTTTCCTCTTGCGTATTCAATTGGTTTCATCCCCCTACAATGGGAGACGTTCAAAGAGGGCGACGGTACACCGGAATCAAAAGCGGGCGTTCGCCGGAAATTCACCAAGTGGATTCTGCTTGAATACTCAGACGTTCCGATACCGTCGAATCCAGAGGCCGTTGCGATTGCTGTCAGCAAGAGTATAATAAAAATAGAGGAAACAGAAGAGTACGGCTGTGATAAAGATGCTGTGCTGACGATCATCGATGAGAAAAAGGTTGCCGGGGAACGTGAGGATTCCGATGAATATGAATGTAAATGCGTGGATTGCGGCTGGGAAACAAAATCAAAAGAACATTGCAAGGATATTAAGTGTAAAGAGTGTGGCGGTGAAATGAGGCGCAAGGAACGGCCAGGAGACGGCAAAGAACTTGACAGCGATGAAGAGAAAATAGTGAGTGATCTTGAAAAGGAATTGGCAGAGGAACTTTCACTTGAGGAAAGAATCGCCGTATTAGAAACACTACTTTCAGAGAAGTCAACAGAGTTAATAATCGGCACAATTGAGGAAACAGAGGAAAAGGCCGGACGTGTTATCTCAGATAAGAATCGCGGCATCATAGAGAAAGCCACGTCGGCAATGGGAGAGGCTACAGCGGCACTCACAACGCTCATGGACGCCACAGCCGAGAAGCCGAAAACGTCCGCCGCTGAGGATGCACTTGAACCAGAAGACAACGGAGACGAAGAGAAAAGCGCTATCGTTCTGAATATCATCGAAACGGTAATAGATGACAACGAGACCAAGACCATAAACATTGATACCGCTGAAATTGAAAAGCTCGTCACCGCACGGGTTGAATCAATGAAGCTGAGTAAAGAAGACGAAGCAACAAAGATAAAAGATATTGTTAGCGCCACGATTGACAAGATTCGTGGAAAGGTTTAATCGACAACCGCTGGAGATATTAGGTAATAACCGGAAATGTCAGGCCATATGGCTGGAGATATTAGGGGATGGCTGGAGATATCAGGCGTGAGTTAATCAACACAAAGGAAAATGTAATGGAATTGACAAAAGAAGCCCTTGAAGAGCTTATCGAGGAAAAAGCAAAAGTCGCTACAGAGGCACACGGCAAAGAATATGACGATCATGTTGCCGGTATTGTCAAAGAGGCGATGGAAGATTCACTGAAAGACTACGACAAAAAACGCCTGACTTTCGAGGAAGCCGCTGGAGAACGTGAAGATCCAAAGGGCGGGTTCAAAAGCATGGCGCAGTTCGCCAAAGGTGTTTACGATGCCCGGAGCGGATTCAGCGCACTAAATTCTCCGGCGCCGTCGCATGAGTTGAAATTGCTCAACGAATGGCTTGGCAAAGCAAAAGAGATTCAGGGCAAGATGGAAAAGGCCGCCGGAAGCCCGGCACAAGGTGCTGACAGCCTACAGGCCGGTGGTGCTTTGATACCTCCTGAGTTTTCCCGCACGGCTCTCGACAGAGCGCGTACACGGTCAAATATTCTCGCTAACGCCATGACTATCCCGATGGCAACGAATACCATCAACATTCCGTTTATCGATGGTTTCAATGAGTCAACGGGTCTTGTCGCTGGCAACGTGAAATTCAGAACCACAGCCGAACGCGCCGAGCTTACCGGAAACAGAGTGAACATGAGCATGGTCACACTGACGCTCCGCAAATCGACAGCACTTATCTTTGTTGACGAGGAAATGATGGACTTGTCACCTATCTCGATCCAGCCGTTTTTGACGACTGCTCTTGACAATGCGCTTGATCTCCATATTTCCGATCAGCTTGTCAACGGTACGGGCGCAGGTGAGGCGATGGGTATTCTCAACGCCCCTTGTTTCGTCAGTGTTCCGAAAGAATCAGGCCAGGCAAATACTACGTTAGTGTATGAAAATACTCTGAATATGTTCGCACGCTCAACAGGACGTGGCAACTGGTACGGCTCCCGTTCGATCATACCTCAGCTTGGCGTGATGAACGTATCTGTCGGCACCGGCGGTAGCGCGGTGTTTATCGCTAATAACGGTGGAATTCAGTCGGCTACAGCGACATTTCCTGGATCGCTTCATGGTTCCGGTCTGGATTATCTGGATGTCATGCCTACGCTCGGAACTGTCGGCGACTTGGTTCTTGCCGATTGGTCGCAGTATCTTGTCGGCCAGCGTTCTGGTGGTAACAGTCTCGAAATGTCTGAGTCAATGCACTTGAAATTTGACTTTGATCAGAGGGCTTTCAAGGCGCGTTTCTACATGGACGGACAGCCATGGTGGCCCGAAGCGTTCCAGCCGAAAAATGGTGACTCAAGAAGTCCATTCGTCGGCATAGCTTCACGCCCGTAATCATGTAACATAACCGGTAGGGGTGCCCGAAAAACTAAATAATAGAATAGTCGGCGCACCCCAACCATAAAACCTTTTTTAGAATCCTTTGGGTTGCAAAGGAAAACAACGACAGGAGATCACAATGTACGGACAAGAATTAACTCAGAATACAGGCTTTGTACAGATTCCCCCGCAGGACTTGAATGATGCCGCTGTTGACAGTGAGTATGTCAGCCTTGCGAACTATTCACACGCTACCGTTTATGTCATGGTAGGCGACACGGCAGGCGGTACATTCGCAGTGACGCTGAATGAAGCGACAGCTGCCGCCGGTACTGGTGAGCAGACACTGACATATACAAATGCTCGGTCTACCGGACAGAAGCTGATTATCGGCGCAACAACCGGAACATATCAAGTCGGAGAATCAATTACAGGTTCCGGCTCTTCGCTCACTGCCGAGATTTACAAAATCACATCTGACTATCTTATTGTTCGTTGCCTGACGGGCGGAACGACATGGACAGATGGTGAGACTCTCACCGGCGGGACAAGCGGCGCGACATCTGTAATCAGTGGAACTGGGCAAGACGAAGATATACTAATTCCGTTTTATACAGCACCGTCGTCAACGATTACAGTTCCGGCAGTGACGTTCAAGACATATGCGATTGAAGTAGACGCTGACAGCCTGACGGTTGCCGACGGCTACGATCATTTTCAGGTCGCTATTACAGACCCTGGTGCCGCTGTTATTGCTGGTGCATGTGTACAACTTTCAGGGCCGCGTCATCGTGGTATTCCAATGCCTGGTGCTTTGGGAAATCAGAAAATTGTAGCTACATCTGCATAATCTACGGGGTGAATTATGTCAGTGAAATATGAATTGAACCAAGACTGTAGATACGGGAACAAGGGCGACATCATAACGGCGGCGGCTCCGAGTAGAATCGCTGATATGAACTCAGGGATGGGGACAGTTTACGTGGAACCCGTTATCGCAGAACCGGTCAAGGTGGAGAAAAAGCCAGAGGCAAAAAAGGTTGTATCTCCGAAACCGAAACAGAAGTCAGCAAAAAACTGGCTTTCAAAGAAATAACAAAATCACTGGAGGGTTTATCACATGTGGGTAAAACTATTACAACCGTGGATGGGAATGCCGAAAGGCACCATCATGAATCAGCAGGAAATTATCGCAACAAGACTAAAGGGGTCAAACGCGGCGGTAGATTGCGAAGCCCCGGAACAGAATCCGACTAAAACCGTGTATTTCCCGGCGACCGATGTCGATATTGACGATGTTGCACTTGAACGTAAGATACTTGACATGAACCGAGAAAAGCTCATTGCGTTCATCGAGGAAAACGGGCTTGACGTACCGCTCACTCACCAGACAAACAAGGGCGAGAAAGACACTGACGGCCATGCGGTAAAACCAGCCTACGCGATTATACTACTCGCTAATCTGAGGTCAGATGTATGCACGGCGGCTGTCAAAGCTGGACTCGAAAGAAGCAAGAAGAAGCCGGGGCCGAAACCAAATATCGGCAAAGATAAAATGGTCAAGGAATCCCCTGTCACAAAATAACA